GTAAGCTCAATGCTGGGTGCTCAACTTGTATCCGTAATGCAATGGGCAAGCTACTCAAGTCAATCAATGATGGTGAGCATCTCCAGCCTCGTATTCACTTTATTGGAATTAAACAATGATAGTAACAGCTCCGATACCAGTATTTGGCAGATTTCCTCTTGTCAGATTAACTATCTCAAGACTTAAGAGTCAAGGAGTCACTCCGATAATTTTAAGTCATGAGAGAGAGGCAATGGATATTGCTCAACAAATGGATGTTGAATTCATCTCCATTGACAATGATCCCCTTGGCAACAAATGGAATAAAGGATTCCAGGCATCAAGAAATTACAATGCTGATGCAGTGATCTTCATGGGATCATCTGACTGGTGCAGTGATGGATATATTCAAAGATGTAAAGAAAACAGCAAGGACTTTGGAATGATAGGAATGCTTGGCTGCCATTTTGTTGATGTCAACAATATGGTCAGACTGGTCCATTGGAAAGGATACAAGGATCAGATGAGGCAGAATGAGCCAATTGGAATTGGTCGATTTTTAAATAGAGAATTTTTGGAGGCTATTAATTGGACTCCATTTAATCCTCAACTCAACTCTGGTCTTGATTGGTCAATGTGGCTCAAGGCAATGAAAACAAATCAAGAGATTGGAATCCTGGAATGTGACAACTCAGTTCAACTGCTATCCATCTCAACAGATAAATGGATCAACAAACATAAGTTCACCGATCACTGGACTGGATCTCTCAAGTCAGAGAGATGTGATGTATCAATCCTGGAGAAAGAGTTTAGTGAAATCAAAGAACTATTATAATGCAAGCACATATATCAGAATCACTTGCTGGACTTGACAAAGGACTCATTGAAAAATTCAACTTAACACCATACGATTCTCCAATAGTTGATACTGTCTTCATGGGGATGTACAGAGAGGATGATCTTATAATGCTTACAACTCATATCGGAGCCAGCACAATTGTATGGTTCGGATCAGATGCCAAAGATCTGCCAGAGGAGTGGGTTAAGTTCATGAAGGAATCAGTGAACATTGCTGTGAGCTTACAAGTGCTTGAGACTCTTGAATCAAAAGGCATTGAGGCAATCTGGTGCCCTATCAATGCAGTGATGCCACATCAATGGCCATTGGTTCCTAATGGTGATAAGATATTCTGGTATTCTGGAAATGCTCCAGAGTATTATGGTCAAGAGCTGATCAATGAAATCAAAGAAAGAATCAACATCCCTATCATCAGAGCTGGTCATGATACATTTACCAAAGAGCAACTGGTGGATGTTTATTCTCAATGCTTTTTAAATCTTAGACTCACTGAGCATGATGGCTGTCCAAATACCAATATTGAGATGGGACTCATGGGGAGGCGGTCCATTTACAATGGTGATCTTCCAGGATCAATTCCTTGGCAATCAGTGGATGATATCTGTCAATCAATCATGAGAGAGTTTTCAACTCGTCATGTGGATAATATGTATATTAGTAAAATTTATCATAACTTTGTTAACTATGAAAGAATGTCCACGCTGTTTATTTGATGAGACCATAGCTCATATCGGTCCAGAACAATGCGAATACTGTGATCTCCATGATGAGCTGGAGAGACAAGCCAATCCGCTTGAGCTTAAGCACATAATCAAAGAGATTAAAAAGAAAGGCCATAACAAGACCTATGACTGTATCATGGGAATCTCTGGAGGAATTGACTCATCAACTCTGTTATATACTGCTGTAAAGTATTGGAATCTTAGACCATTGGTAATCCATTTCGACAATCATTGGAATGCTCCTGAAGCTGTGCACAATATGACTCAACTGGTGAAGCTCCTTGGTGTTGACTCAATCACATATACTGTGAACAAGGAGGAATATGACAGGCTAAATGATGCATTCCTTTGGGCCGGTATTCCTGATGCTGATATTCCAAATGATATTGCAATGACAAAACTTATGTATGATACTGCATTCAAATACAATATCAAATACATTCTCAATGGTCATGATTTTAGAACTGAAGGATCAACTCCAAAAGGTTGGACCTATATGGATGCCAAGTATATCCAATCAGTTTACAACAAGTATTCTGGACTGAGACTCCAAAACTATCCTCTATTTACTTTCAAAGATCAGCTCTTTTATGCTGCATTAGGAATTAAGAATGTGAGACCATTTCACTATGGATTTGATAGAGAATCAATGGAAGCTGAAATGAAGAGGCTAATCAACTGGCAAGATTATGGTGGCAAGCATTGCGAGAATGTGTATACTGAGTTTGTTGGATCATTCCTCCTCCCTAATAAGTTTGACATTGACAAACGTATTGTTTACCTTGCTGCTCAAGTGAGAAGTGGAAAGCTGACCAAAGACCAGGCAAGAGAGCAATTCAGCAAAAAGTCTGAGTTTGATTTCACAAAGCTTGGATCCAATGCAGAGAGAATGCTTAGACTTGTCAATATCAAAAAGAGAGACAGATCAGAGTTTGATAGATATGACTTTAAAAAGTATAGAATCATCCTATGGTTACTAACTAAGATGAAGGTACTACCATACACATTCTATGTTAAGTATTGTAAATAATCGAACATAAATATATATTAAGAGGATAACTATATCTATATGGCATATAATCAAGAGATAATAGATCAACTTGAGGATCTTGGCTTTGAATATATCCAAGAATGTCTCAATAATAAAAAAGAGATGATCTCCAATAAGGGAGAGATTGTACTCGTTTCTGATAGACATATACCAACTATTGATTACTTTCTAATGATATGGATTCCATTAAAGCTTGGAATGAAGTTGATTGATAGGAGGACTTGGTACAGATGGCTGAGAGAAGAGTCTGACAAATGTCACACTATTAAAAATATAGATGGTGAATTCATAGCTCTTGGAAAGAACATTGTGGCCAATGAAGGCAAGGGGATATTCTATGCTAAGAATAAATTTGGAATGCATGATCGCCAGCAACTTGAGACTAAGAATGTAGAGAAGTTTGACTTTGAATGAGTACAGTCAAAGGTTATAAACCACATGACAAACAAAGAGAGATTCATGATGCCATCAACCATGGGCATGAAAAATATTATGCTCTCAACATTGGAAGGCAGTTCGGTAAGACCTTGCTTGGAATCAATCAACTTTTATGGTGGGCCATCAATGATAAAGGCTGTCGCATAGCTTGGGTTACTCCAGTTTATAAGCAAGGAAAGAAAGTCTTTGCTGATCTTGAGAGAGCAGTTGCAAAGAGTGGATTGTTTACTTTCAACCGATCAGATCTGATGGTAAATGGCTTTGGCTCCACAATTGAATTCTTTTCAGGTGAGAGACCAGATAACATCAGAGGTAACACCTTCGACTATATGGTTGTGGATGAGATGGCCTTCACAAGACCAGAGCTTTGGGATGAGGTCTTGAGTGCAACTGTCCTGGTCAAAGGAAAGAAGATCATCTTCATATCAACACCAAAAGGAAAGAATCATTTTCATAGGCTTTGTATGCAACCAAACTATGATGATAGATATGCTTACTTTCATTACTCATCTTATGACAATCCAATGATTGATCCAAGAGAATTGGATGAGAGAAAGAGATCACTACCAGATCATGTATTCAGGCAAGAGTATTTAGCAGAGTTCATTGATAATGCATCTGGCATATTCAAGAATGTTCATCAATGCATAAGCACAGGTACCAAGACTCCAAAGATGTATGCTGGCCTTGACATTGGTAGAGCTGATGACTACACTGTGCTCACTATCATCAACCAGGATGGTCAGATGGTAACTGCTCATAGATGGAGGCATGATGAATGGACCAGGATCATTGACAAGGTTGCTGAGATCATTAAGCAATACAATGCCACTACATTGGTGGAGGTCAATAATCAAGGTGATGTATTCTTTGAGATGCTCCAGGTGAGATGCAAGAATCTGATCCATCCATTTGTGACAAGCTCCAAAACAAAGCCAATCATCATTGAGGATCTTGCTGTGGCATTTGAGCAAGAGGCAATATCAATTGTCAATGAGCAATGGCTGATAGATGAGTTGGATAATTTTTCCTATATTTACAATCCAAACACAAGGAATGTGAGTTACTCTGCACCAGCTGGACTCCATGATGATGGAGTGATATCCACAGCATTGGCTTGGCACAGCAGAAAGGAGTTCACCAACCGAGGAAGATATATGGCCTTAAGAGTATGAAACAACTGGATATAAAACTACCAAGCTCACTATCAAGCTGCACACCAGAACAGATGACCAGGTGGCTGATGATGGCAGAGGCAATGAAAGAACAAAAGGATGATATCACACAACTGCTGATCTTCCAATGTCAATTGCTCAGTCTATTCAGTGGAGAGTCAATCAACAAGATTAAGAAAGCTGATATTGAATCCATCCAAGTTGCTGCCAACCATTTACTGAAGTTGTTGATCGGATATAAATACCAGGAGCCAAAGTCAGAGATCACAGTGAATGGAAAGGAATATTATTTTGAAAAGAACTTTGCCCATGTCTCAACTGGTCAGATCATTGACTTGAAACTGATTGAAGATATCAGCCAAGATCCATGTCAAGCATTGGCAATCATGTATGTTGAGAAAGGGATGGAGTATTGTTATGAGGATGATAGAGGAAGAGTGTTGAATCCTAATGATCATAGATACAAGGAGTTTAAAGAACACTTTCCTGGGGATGAGTTTTTGAACTTTTTCAGTTTTTTTTTAGACTTATCGGAGAAGCGGAGGCTCGCTATATTAGGGATACAGATGGCGAGGCAGAGGATGGAAATGATGATGATGGAGCAGGACTTAAAGATTCAGAGTGGTTTAATTGGACCACTATCATCCATAGACTATCCAAAGAAATGGGAGTCGGTGTGGCAAAGGTTACACAACAACCTTATGTGACCACATTATTCTGGATGAACTATTTTAGGATAGTGGATGAGAACGAACATAAACGCATACTAAGTAATGGCAGACTTTGATTTTCTTGAGGACTTTGGTGTATCTGCTCAAGATGCAGAGCAGCCAAAGAATGCTTATGATAGATTCATTGTTGAGCTATCAACCAAGCTTGCTGCTGAGTTCAGAGATTACACAAAGAGAGTTGCTCAGAATACTGGAGCATTGGCAGCGTCAATCATTCCTGTACCAACTGGACAGTTGTCATTTAGATTAGAGGCTGAGGATTACTATCCATTTGTTGATGAGGGAGTCAATGCTGTTGGGACCAATAATTATGGCAGTCAATTCTCATTCAACTATCCTGGAGTGAGTCAAAGAATGGCAACAGCCATCAGCCAATGGAAGGGGTTGGATATGAGTCATGCTTATGCTGTGGCATCCAACATCAAGCAAAGAGGATTGAAACCAAAGCGAATCACTGATAACGTGATCAATGACCAGGTCCTTGAGAAGATAGGCAATGATTTGGCAGAGCTCACTGGTTTAATGTTTGAAATTAATTTTACAAGAAATGGCAGTAACAATATATGATGAGCCACAACTGATTGCACCAGCTGGCAATCCTTTGGTGTTTACATTCAGCAGCAATCAGACTGCTCAACCAAATTTCAGCTTTGTAGTTGAGTTATATATTGATGGCACATTGAGATTGACTCAAGAGGTGTTCAGGCAATTCAATACTCTTGGGAGGATTGATGTATCTGAGGCTGTTCAGAGTGCAATAAGAAATCCAGAGATCACAACTGATCTTGAGTTTGATGCAACCAATTCAATGGTAAGTTATTTCATCTTGGTTTATGAGAAGTATGGTACAACACCAATCATTCAAGCGAGTGATCAAAGTACAACATTGAAAGCATTCAATGGAGCTCTTGAATATCCACAATGGAGAGTGTGGGATTTTGAAATATATGATCCTAATTTAACACAGGATGCAGTATTCTTAACTAACTTTCCAACAACATCCAGAGCTTTATGTGGAATGGATGAGAATTTTTATCTTGGATATTTTGAGCAGAGTGGAGTTGCTATTGGTGATTTGAATATCTTTTTATTAGATATCCAAGGCAATACAATTGCAAGTGATTCATTTACTTTGGCAACAACAGAATTCAAAATCTTGAATGTTGGTCCACAGGTCATCATTGCAAATACATCTATAACTCAGAATGATTTTGATGATTGCTTTAAATATGAGGTGTCTGTGGCTGTGCAAGGCGTTTCATTTGTTGGACCATTCACAATATACATGGATACTGATTGCAAGAGATATGAGACATATAGATTGCATTGGTTGAATAAGCTTGGATCATGGGATTCATTCACATTTGCATTGGTATCAACAGAATCAGCAACAGTTCAGGCATTTGACTACCAGAGAGATCCTGGAGTATGGGATGGCACAAGCTACACATATCCATTGTACTCTGGCCAAAAGATTCATTTTGCCAAGACCAAGAGCAAGCAATTAGTTTTGAATTCAGACTGGATATCTCAAGGAGTTCAGAATTGGTTGGTTGAATCTCTCTTTGATTCTCCAATTGTTTATCTTGAGCAAAACAATGGGACTGAATTTGAGCCAGTCAAGGTTACCAATTCAAGCTATCAGCTCAAGACAAGGAAGAGAGATGGATTGATGCAAGAGCAGATTACAATTGATAGAACATACACATATAGATCACAACTTAACTAATGGCTGGAGAATTATTCATTAATGGGAGGTTGGTTGATATTGACCAAGATGCTCCCTTTCCATTGACATTCAGCATCAGTGACATCAAGGATTTAACAGCTCGCAAGGGTAACAAGTCCAAGACTATCACCTTGCCAGGGACAAAGAGTAATACAGCTCTTATGCTGAGTGTGTATACTTTATCAGCTACCGAGACAATCTCGGGTACTGATTCTGATTTCATTGACTTTGATCCAAGCATAAAGGCAGAATGTCAATACTATCAGAATGGCTTGCTTGAGTTTAATGGGATAGCTCAATTAATGAATTGCAAGTTGATGGATGGAGTATGGTCATTTGATATCACATTAGTAAGTGATACCATTGACTACATTTCAAGGCTTGCCAAGATAAAGGTAAATGAGCTTGGTTTCTCAGAGTACAATCATCCTCTGATATATGACAACCAACAAGATACTTGGAATGGTACCATCCAATTGAATGGATCACCATCCAGCAATCAAGACTCACAAGGGTGGACTGGTAGAGGTTATTACTACGGCTTGATTGATTACGGGTTCACACGTCCATCAGCATCCACCTTTGGAGTTGAGCATATTCCTCCACAAGTATTCTGCTATGAGGTATTAAAGAAAGCATTCGATTATGCTGGCATAACTTGGGACAGTTTATTCCTTGAGAGTCAATTATTCAAAAAGTTATTAATGGCTTATCCTGGAGGAGATTTGCCAACCATTACACAAGCACAAGCTGAAGGAGAGAGTGTATTCACTACACAAGACAATACAACAACATCAAGCGGTTACTTTTTGAGCAATGGATTTGGAGGCAGTGGAGTCACTTACTTTGCAGCACAACCAGAGGTTATTGGCATCAGTGACTATGAGATATTATCTCACTATGCAGCAACTATCAATAGAGATGATTTGAATCAATCACAAGAGATATCTCCATTGAGGATTGTATGTGCATCTGATGGACTCTATCAAATTAATTATGCCGGTGATCATGATCTTGATATATCATTTACTGGTGATGGATCTGGAGCATATGCAATAAATGGCAGTTATGAGATTTTAATTTTTATATATAATAACAACACATTAGTAGGCTCTGATTTATTATATTCAGGAACTGTTACATCAGCGACAACAAGCTTGACATTCTCCTTTGATTACACAAGGATGTTAGATGTCAACTATAATGATGATTTACATTTTGATGTTAGATTTAAAATGATCAGTTGTACTATTCAAAGAACTAACATGACTTATGTCAATATGCTTGTTAATATCTTATCAAATACATCTGATCTTAATTTTTTAAAACAGCAGCAAGAGCTTACAGCTGGAGGCATAGTCTATCTTGATTCATTCCTTCCAGATATGACTTGTGATAAGTTTTTTAAAGGATTAGTCACAGCATTTAATTTGTATGTCAAGCCATCAACAGCAGATGCAAGCATCCTTGAGATTGAGCCATTGTCAGATTTTTACAATGCCAGTGGAGATGCAATTGATTGGACATACAAATTGGATAGATCCAAAGAGATTAAAGTTGAGCCAACTATTAATTTTAGTGCTAAGAATTACAAATTTAACTTTGAGCAAGATGATGATTATTGGAATACCAGATATATTGATGATGTCCAGGAGCAATATGGATCATTCTTAGTTCAGAGTCAAAGTCAATTCGCAACCAATGATACTGATTTCAAGTTGCCATTCAGCCAAAAGCTATTGGTAAGGATTCCAATTGATGATACAACATTCACTGACTTGATTGTGCCAAGATCATTCCAGGTTAAGTTCAATGAGGATGGCACCAGCTTGATTGAAAAAAAGAAAGGCAAGCCATTCATTGTGCAGCTTGGTGGATTAAGAACTGGAGCATGGACTCATAGAGATGAGGATGGAGTTGATCATTCAGAGATTGACTATCCTTATGTGGGCCATCTTAATAGCTTGGACTCACCAACATTTGATTTTAATTTTGGAGTCCCTAACTATGTTTTTTGGTCCACAACAAATTATCCAACCAACAACTTGTATCTCTATCATGAGAAGTTCATTAAGGAATTGATATCAAGATTTGGAAAGCAAATCACTTGCTCAGTTATGCTGAGACCATCAGACATAAATAGTCTTGATTTCAGAAACTTAATCAACATAGATGGGGTTGTTTATAGGTTGCAAAAAATAAGTGATTATCAGAGTGGAAAGAATATCTCAACCAATGTCGAACTAATCCGCATAATAGAAGGAGAAGGTATTCAAACAACAATAGTGACTCCACCATATGATCCATTCACTGATCCTCTTGCAAGATACACATCAGATGATGATGCAAGAATATTAGATGATGGTCAAGTGAGATTCGTAAATCCATAAATAATGGGAGTAAAAATACAAGATATAACATCCAAGAGTGCTAAGATTGCAAGCACAGATTTGCTGGAGATAGCTCAAGTTAGCGGTGCAACATATGTCTCAAGGAAAGTTACCGGTGCAGAGATCAATGAATTAAGCTTGGATACAAGTCCACAGCTTGGTGGCAATTTAGATGTGAATGGCAATAGTATTGTAAGTACATCCAATGGTAATATCAATATAACTCCAAATGGTACTGGAGCTGTTGTGATTAATATTCCAATAAGCACAAAGACCTTACAATATACATTGGTAGTGAATGATAATTCCAGGCTGATTGAAGCTAACTTTTCAGGAAGCAACAATATCATAATACCAACCAATACTGCACAAGCATTTCCAATTGGAGCTCAGATATTGATTAGTCTATATGGATCTGGTCAAGTGACAATTGTTCCAGATGCTGGAGTGACATTGAGATCAAGTGGAGGCAAAACAAAAATAACTGCTCAATATGGTATGGCTACTCTAATAAAGAGAGACACCAATGAGTGGTATTTAGCTGGAGATATAACAACTTAATAAATTAAAAAATGGCAGTAGTTAACAGCGTGCTAACAGCACAACAAGGTACATTCATAGTGAATAATACAGCAGCAAAGACTGTTGATCATGATGCAATTGTGGTTTTGGAGGATACAGTATTCTCAGCAATTAGAGTTGCTGGTACAGATGTCAAGTCAACTTACATTGCAGCAACTGGTACAGCAGTAAAAGCTGGAGCAATAATAAGACCTATTAATGGAGCCAAGTTTAGTGGTGTGACATTAACATCTGGCTCAGTTTGTTTAGTATTATGATTGGTTTTGGCAATAGTATGTTTTTAGCAACACATGGAATTTTAGCAAGATCAGCAAGTGGTGGAGGTGTTGATGCAGATGCACAAGCATTCATTACAGCGGCTTCAATCACTGATCCAACTCAACAAAGTGCGATTAATCAATTAGTAGTTGACTTGAAAGGTTATAACATTTGGACAAAGTTCAAAGCAATTTATCCAATAGTAGGAGGCACAGCAGCGACTCACAAATGGAATCTTAAAGATCCAAGAGATTTAGATGCTGCATTTAGATTAACATTTGCAACAGGCTGGACACATAGTTCAACAGGAATGACTCCATCAGTTTCTTATGCTGATACGTTCTTTAATCCAAATACATCCGCAAGTTTAAATAGTCATAGTTTATCTTATTACTCAAGAACAAATGCAACAAATGCAGCTGTTGAGATTGGGGTTG